GGATTAATTAATAAGTAAAATTCAAATTACGCGGCTGGATTCAGCTCACCTTTTATTTGCTTGATAGCTTTCTTCACGCTCCAATCATTTTCATATAGGGCTATGATAAATCGCCTACCTCGCTGCGTCCAGACCGTATACGTGTTGGTATGGGTATTACCTCTTTCACTTGTGAAAATATTGGTTCTCGTTTCGTGCATACCCCATTTGTCGTAGGGCGATTTAAGAAGCCATTGCCCAGACTGCTTGAACTGTATTCCAAGTTCTTTCAGTTTGTTATTCAGTTTCTCTGCCGACATACCTATCTCTTTTGCTATTTGAGTTGTGGTAAGAGCGTTCACGCTTTGCAAGTGGTTGTCGTAGTAGCTGACTTTCGGAGCGGATTGTGTAAGTTCTTTCTGTTGGAGTTCGATAGTTTCCTGCTGCTGTTCGGCTTGGGATTCAAGTTGTTTGATTTTTTCTTCAGACGCTTCCAAACGTTTTTGTAGAATCTGCTGGGAACGCATTAAAATGTAATCATCATCCTTTAGCAAGAATTCCCGTCTGTTGAACTCGTTGATGAACCTTTCCTTGAACTCTCCAGCTTTTGTGCCCGTGTACCCCATGACAAGGAAGCTGAAACCGTCTTTGGTCATTTCGTATGCGGTCTGTTCTCTGTTTCGTGCATCCTTGTAGGTAATGCGCTCAAAATTGAGCCGATTAAAATTTTCTGAACATGAGAGGTTTTCAATATCTCTCACTACATTTTTGTGTTCTTTCCCGAACACTTGTGCAACGATTAAAGAAGTAGTAACATCATTACCATTACTGTTTTGAAATACTAAATCTGCCATGGATATATAAGGTTTTAATGGCATTATAGGCAAGTAAAAAACGGCTGCCCTGTCCCGTTACCTTACACCTATCCAAAGGCAGGGAGAGCATTAACTTCTCCACACGGGGGTGACAGCCGCAATAAGTATATATTGCAACGCTTTACAAACAAGCATAAAAAATGCCTGCAATATGTTTGGGCAGGCTTCCGCTCGCCATTGGATATTATGTAAGGTATTGCAAATATACATTCTTTTTCTATAAAGCCCCAAAAATTAAACAATAAATTTTTCTCAGTATGGCAAAGATGAGGCTATTATATAAGTGGCGCAAGAAACACATCAACAACATACACCAATTGTGTCAGTATCTAGCATATCTGGCATACTTGGCAACATTTGGCAGGAATTTGGCAGAATGAAGAAGCGTTTATTGTTGCGGCTTTCCTGTTGCGATTTGCTTTCAAATCACTATCTTTGCGGAAATCAAAAACAAGATCATTATGAAAAATGCAAAAACACATGAAGCTTACTCAGAGGAAGAATTAAGGGAAATGGTGGAATGGTTTAATACGAGAGAATTACCTAAAACATTGCAAATCAACAAATCCTCATTTTCTCCCGACCTCCCTCTGACAGTAGAAAGCCTTATAATGCAGGCAGAACAGAATCTTGGGAATTACAAGATGGCAGGCTCTTTCCGGCTTCTGAAGGAAATACGGGAAAAACTGGAATCATAGTGCTTATCAAAAACAGACGGTTCGGTTTTTGATAAGCACAAACCGTCTGTTACAAAGAATCAGACCATTGCATTCTTGCAATACACATAATCCCAAATCTTTGTTGTGTCCCCCCAGTCCTGATCCTCAAAATAGAACTTATGAGCACCTTTAATGATCTGTTCATCATTATAAACTGTGCAAAGATCGGAATAAAAGGCATTGAACGCTACATACTTGTCCCATTTCGTAGTTCCAGCCGGAAATCCCATCATCCGGGTACTTGCCTCTATCTGTTCCGCCGTCCAGTGCGCACCCTCACATTTCTTTCCATCCCTATCAATGTACCTCATCATGCCGACATCAAACATCGCAAAAGCTTCATTGTAATGATTACCATACATGATTCCATGTTGCTCACGCATAAATTTCCAGTACAGTTCCGGATGTTCTTCCTTCACAAGGCACAGAAGCTCGCTCATGCTTTCCGCACTGCGCATCATGACCTTGTCACTTGTCAGACCCGCCCTTTTCGCATCGTCCAACATTTCTTTGAATGTATACTTCATAATCAATCTGTTTTATCTTCGTTATCACTCAAACCGGCAAGTTGGATTGTATTTCTGTCCTGCATCATGGAATCAAGACTTCTCCTGATAAAAGCGTTTTCTTTCTCGATTTTCCTTGTCCGGATAAAAATCTGGTCAAGAATGCACGGAATCATATCCACCTCACCATTTGCCAGCAACTGGCATTTGCTGCAATCACCTATACATTTGCCTTCCACTCTCATAATCAACCCTTTCTCAAGTTATTAATCAATGTTCCACCTCTTACAGACAACAACGATTTGACACCGCCTGTCTTGACCATATTGAACAGCTCAAACAGATCATCACGATGTTTTTTGAAAAACGGATACATGCTGATAACCGTCCGGCTGGTCAAAGCCCGCGTATTAGACAATTCGTTGAATGCGGTCTGAACAGCTTCCTTCTGCTCGTCGTTCTCGCAATCCACCACAATATATAATTTCCTTAATGCCATAATCAATCAGGTATTTTATCAAAATCTATTTCTTCCTGCGGTTGAGGCGGTACCGGACGCTGCCCATACATGTTATCATTGGCCTGCTCCACTTTTTTCCCAGTGAACAGACCGGCAACGAATGTCAAAGCCGGAACGCCGTATTCAACCACCTTAGGATGTTCTTCTATATAATTAGCAATCTTGGTAGCCATTGACAGGTATTTATCGACACCCTGTGGTTCCGGCTCTATTTTAAGAGGGATACCCATGTTCTTGGCGAAGATGTCTGCAAATTCATTGGCTTTCTGCGCTGCCTCCAGCGGATCCGCATGTTTTTCCTCAGTCATATACATAAGCATGTAACTGAACGCTTCCGCACGTGTCGTAAACTTCAACTCTGTCTGCGGTTTCTTTGACTGAAACATGGACACCCCCATCTCTTATTTCTTTTTGGCAGGTTTATCCTCTACCGGAATTTCCGAACAGGATATGCCTTGCAGCATCTGCATCGCTCTTCCCATAATACCGTTGATGGCTTCCGTATCATTGTAAACTTCCGGCAAATCGGCCTCTCCTATTATATAGGCTTCAATATCTCTAGCTTTTGCGACAATATCCTTTTGAGGACTACCAGTGCCGAGCAACTCAACAGCCTGTCTTACCGCAAACTCCCTAATTTCTATTCTTGATTTAAACATAGTCCAGCTTTTTTACGATTAATAATAAATGAGGGTGGAATCCCCACCCTCACGAAATCAATTGCGGCAAGTTTCATCCACCGTAACATTGGTACTGGCCAAGTTATATGTAGATGTCTGTCGGAACTCACGGTTTCCACAACCGCCACAACCTCCGTTTCTGCCACGGCCACAGCCACAACCGTCATTGTAGAAGACCTCCTTGTTCAACTGGAACAGCTGCTCACCGAAATTGGCCTTCATGTCGCCCACTCCCTGAACGGTAGCGGAAATTGCACCGTTAGCAGCATACAACTGCTGCCCAGCCCAACGAACATCAGGTTCCATACAGTTAACACGTCCTGTCAGATTAGCCAACCCTACTGCAAATTGTACTTTTTCATTACAGTTATTATGCCAACTGTACACGAAGAAGGCAATAACAATCACAGCAGCGATAACCCAGATAGCAGCGGTAGCGCCCCATCCCTTTTTGTGTTCGCACTCCAACTCACGCATTGCGGCGTATTCCTGGATGCTCATTCCTGTTACATTATCCATAATTATGATTTTACATATCACGGTCAATATTGACCGCAAAGGCAAATTACGGAATAAGTTACTTGCAGATAAAATATTTATTTTCCAGTTTGTTTACTATTTCTTTCCAATTGTTTTCCACAATCCATACCCTTTGTTTTTTAGCATTACGCCGCATCGAGCCGACAGCCTGTTTGGTTCTGTTAGTCAATGACGCTATCTCCGTGTCAGAGAAAATCTTGGCTAAATAACGCACAAGAAGATATCTGGCATTCGCACACTCTTCTTTATTGCTATGTATAATACCTGTTTCAGATATTCCCGTCACTGAAGCGACAACCTGCAATACATCCTTATATATTTCATCACTTTTCATATAATCACTGTTTGGATAAACAAAATACGTCGGAAAATTGTTAAGCAGTCTGGGACCGCAAAACAATTCTTGTTCCGACGTATTGTTTCTCCTTAGCGACTTCTACCTGATAAGGAGCGTGCGGTCCTTTTCTTACAATCCGGACCGCCGAAGATTTTTGTTATAACGAAAGACTGAATTGAAAAAAATACAATCTATAAATTACGGGCACCTCCTTTCTTTCTTAACCATCTGACAATCATCATAGATACAAGCAATATATTCATTATCATAGACCATCCACCTATCTCTATTTTTGTTTTTTGCCACCAGTTTAATTTTTTCTCCACCTCTACAATCTTAGGTACTTCGATTCGCTTGGTTACCGTCATATAATGAGGTACAGTTACTATAAGTACCGAATTTGGCCATATTCCCAGCGAATGTTGCAATATTCCACCTGAATATCTAGCCCAGCTGTACGCATAAGGGTTGGAAAGAAAAGATACAGTGTCACGTGTCGCAGTACTATCTTTGTATGGAACCAGTCTTTCTGTTATGGTGGTATCATGTACTTCCACTGTTTCCGTTGTCTTGATCTCCACAGGAACATATCTGGTTTTACACGAAAAGACAAGTAAAAGTACTATCGCTACCGCAATCCATATATAGATTCTTTGTCTCATAAACTTAACATTTGTTTTCTATTGGCACCGTCAGCCCGATAACTGACGTGTACCCATGCAAAATTGCTTTCATCAATCAATTGGTCATAAGGCAGGTTCTTGCGGATAAACTCAAACAGCAACTTGTTCTGTTGACGGTCGCCAGTATCAATATCGGCAGCTTCCCCTTTCATGTGCTGAGAAGACTTACTTCCCTTGACGGCCGCATTAAGTTCCGGACAGCGATAAGCACTGTTTACTGTTATAGGCTTTCCCCACCACTCACGTAATGGATCAAGCACATTATCTACCAAGGCAGTCAGAGCAGTCACATGCTCCAGTCTGCATCTGTTGTTAATTCCAAGCCGGTCTGCTGTATTTGACCGGCATAATTCCGCAATTGTAAAATACTTCATTTCTTATCCTCCTTTTTTGTTTTCGTTGTCAAACAATATCTGAGCCATGATCTTGGCAATATCATCCTTATTCTCAATAATCACACTCATTGTCTTCTCAGCCTTGCGCAACTCCGCTTTTTCCCATGATTTTTCACGAACTGATTTAAACTCACAGAAAATGCAGTAACCCGTCCAAATCATTGAAAAAACAGGAAAGGGGATAACCACACAGCATAACAGATCAATGAAGCACAACTCTATAAATGGAGTGAAATACTTCTTCGCCTTGACGGCTGTTTTCTTATACCCCGTGGATGTTCTTGCCTCTCCTCGTTGCTTGGCTTTCATTACTCCTGTGATAAGATCCACTAACATCGCCCCCATTGTAGCCGCAATACACAAGGCTATAAGCACAATATGTATCATCATGTGCTCGTTGATAAAATTGTAAATTACATCTCTCATTGCTTTATTATTTATACTAACTTTTAATACTTACAACCACCAGTCTAATTGTTGTATAATCCATCATTATAAGAAATATTAAAATTTCCAATCACTACTTACGACATCATCTGTTGCGCTGCCTGCTGCTCCTGTAACTGCTTCTCATATCTTTCCAGTACCGCTATAATCTTACTGGAGTTCGGGAAATTACCGGCTTCCAATGCCGCCTTGAACGGTATAAGCCCCTTCTCAGCCTGTGCCATTAAAAGCTGGTTTGTCAATGCCCTATATACCGGGCTGTCGCTATCCTCGCTAATTGAGATATCAATGTCAATATCATACATTGTATCCATATTATAGGGAATGGATTCACCGGCGACATTGACCGCTTTCGGACCTGTATAGAAACATTGCATCACCTTTACTACCTTATATGCCACTTCAGTAAGAAATGAGTTGAATGTATTTATAAGATCCAGTATGGATGATGAGGCCTGTGCGGCCTTTGCCTGATAAAGCACACCGCTCTCGGAACTTCCCGATTTACCTTGTAGTGCCGCCTGAACTCCTGACACGTCCTCCACCATGGAGCGTGACAGTTGTATGATATAATCGAATCCTCCCGGGATGGATGATGCGGTCTTTGTATCAGGGGCATTGCCAGATCTTTTGCTTGTATATAATATTACACCGTTACTCTTCACATACTGCTCCGCTATATCCTCTATACTCATGTTGTCAGACAAGGACTGTTCATCTATCATCAACACACCCTTGGCCGCATTACGAATATAAAAATCAAGGGCTACCATGTAGTAATTGAAATATTCCTGAGACGGGATAATTTCAGATATGAACGGATGAAATTCTCCGTCAATATAAGGATATGGTTTGAACACAAACGGATGGAAAGATTCGGATCCATTCCAATACGGACTTTGTCCTTCCTCCAGCACAAATCCGTCCGGGGAAAGATAACGGTAATACCAATACGTCTCGATTCTCCGTTCATAAGTGATCAGATTCTCAGCCGCATATTTATCCGGATCCATGAATGTAACGGGAGCCCCGTCCGTATCTAGCATGGGGGATCCATCAGGATTACGTTTTATATTAAGTTCAAGACGGCTACGGTTTATTTCCTTAATGCTCTCTTTCTGATCATAAGGAACAAAATAAGGCTCACTCTCCAAGGGATCATTACAAAACCAGGCCTTCCGCCTCTCCTTCGTCCATAATTCAATAACACGGCATTTTCCGAACTCCGAAGGATAGTAGAAATCGGTAGATTCAATCTGTGACGTGCGTGTGTCACGGCTGAACTGCGAGGCGATATATTCATTATCAAGACAATGGTTATATATCTCCTTCAACTTTATATCATCAGAATCCGAATGTGAGAACAAAGCAAGCACCTCGGAGAAGTCAAGATCATGAAGGAGACCACAAAACCGTATGTCTGCAAGATTGAAATCAAGACTGTCGGGAAAGAATACAAAGTTCGGATTCACATAATCAGTGAACACGTCCAGTTTTCCACGACGATAAGCCCATGAAATTTTATATATAGGCAGACCGGATATAAGATATTCCTCAAAAGTACGCGCATCCAGTTCTGAACGCCTGTTGAGCTTCATGTTCTGCCGGAGTAAGGCTGACATAATGTCCGCATATTCCTTCTCCTCCGGATCAACAGCATTGCATACCGGCGCGGTATCGTTCATTCTGAACTGCCCTTGTACGACCCGTTTGATCTTACCCAATATGTTGGTCTGCAATGCAGGTATACCCTTCTCCTTAAGATATTGCTCCTTCGTTATATGCCGCCCGTTGTAAACAATCTGCCTCTCATACTGTTTTCCGTAGGCATACGATTTGCATTCGGCACGCATCTTTCTGAAAGGAGCAAGACGGCAATATGCATTATAGGCTACATGCAGCCATCTCTCGGCCCGCCGCTGTCCGTCGAATTTTCGATGCCCGTAAAGCAAGGAGTCAGATATTTGTTCGTTATCGCGCATGTTCATTATTCTTTTACGACAAAAATAGCTTAATAAGAACTGGACGAATGTATATAATGCAGTCAGCATTATATCAAAGCAGATACGGCAGATGAGATTATATTTGTACTATTAATCGTTTTTTATATGGAAAAGAAAACAATATGTGTGGATTTTGACGGAGTCATAGCACAATACGACGGATTTAAAGGTAATGACATCTTCGGTGATCCGATTGATGGTGTACAAAGTGCCATGGAAGTCCTAAAAAAGAAAGGATTCACAATCATCATTTTCACAACACGCACCGCCAGTTCCAAATTAAAGAAATACCTGAATGACAATCACATCACTTATGATTACATAAACGAAAACCCGGATCAGCCTAAAGGCAGCAATTCCGGAAAGCCCATAGCCGACATATATTTAGACGACCGTGCCATCTGCTTCAAGGGGAACTGGAAATACGCACTCGAATCCATCGCTTCCTTCATTCCATGGAACTCACAGAAGATAGATGAGAAGAAAGAATTTGAAAAAGCCTTTGACAATTATAAGAAAATGACCAAAGAATATGCACTTTGCAACAGTTAAGACTTATGAAAACATCCATAAACAAACCGGAAATATTCAAATATGTCATTGCGCTTACAGCCCGGGCAGGAAAAGCCGGCGGTAATTATCCAGATATAGCAGCAACAGAAGACAATGAAGCTGTACTGGATCTTTATCTTACCGCCGCAGTAAATGAAGCGGAAGGCGAGCTTCGGCGCAAGATTAAAGACAGTAATGATATAAACATGACCTCTTCCGGGAATGAAATTATCATTGAATTCAAAAACTTCATACGCATGGATGAAGGTATCACGGACATGATACGCACGGCAATGAGACTGTATGCTTCACATTATCTTGCAGCCGCATGGCTGGAGCCTACAACGGATAAAGAACTTTGTGAAGGATACAGGACCAGTGCATCCGGATACTTGAAAAAAATAGTATCCGCCCTAAACCAACGATCAGAATTCATCGTACCAGAAGCCGACTACGAACAGCGCAATAATAATGACTATGAGTTGCAACAGAGCCAGTCCGGAAATGCCGACTACGAACAGCGCAATAACAATGACTATGAGTTACAACAGAGCCAGTCCGGAAATGCAGACTACGGACAACGCAACAGAGACAACCTTTATACAGGAATAGGTTGCACAGGCATGGATGTGCTTACAACAGAAAATCCATCCGGTCCAGATGTTATATTAAGAGACAGATATAATAATCCTTTAATATACAAGCCATGAGAGAAAGAGAAATTTGGATACGCCTGCTGAAAAAGCAGATAGTAAACGATGTAGCGGTGCAATGCAATCTGATAGGACGCTCATTACAAAAGAGCGAAGATACAGAAGAAACTGCATCAGAAGTAATGACACCTGATGATGAGGCCACAAAGCCGGTTGTGGCCCGAGCGATGACGGAGGCTTTCGGTGAGGTGAAACGTGTCTGTCAGCAATATCTGATAACAGGCCGGGACACAGACGACAACCGTCTTGAGAGAATCAACGAAATGAACCGAAGTACTGAAACGATATCATCTGGATCACTGGGAACTTACAGCCTTATACCCGGACAAAGTTACATCATCCGAGTTATTACAGACGTATCTGTAACGGTAAGCACATCAACAGACAAGGTACTTGGTCAAGTAACCGGTACCGGGCAGTTTGAGTATATCCCTTCATCAAACGAGAGGATAAAGATAGAAGGCAGTGACGGCAAAGCGGAGGTGACTTACTTTTTTGGTGACTTCGGCATGTATGAATTAAAGCTTTCCATGCCTGCAAGTTTCAATATCAGCATGACGGAAACCATCAAAAGTTGCGCACACCGTATGATGGTGGATTATGTAATGAGTGCTGTCCTTAATAACCAACTTCCGGAAAAGGCGAAAGAATACGCGAATTTCTTTACCGGTGACATAGAGGGTTTGCGTGATGCCTTACGTTCAAGAATAAAACTGATGGGCAGGAGACCCACGGACTGGAGTTGATACGGTGCCGGTCCCGAAAGATCGGACTATGTGCCATCTCCGGAACCGGCTTTTTCCAATGCGGACACACGTTTTTCCAGTTCGGACAAACTGGTTTCCAAGCCGCTTACATCCGGTATCTCACCACGTATCTCGATCAAGGATTTTGATATTTCCTCAAATTTTTTGTCATATTCTGATTTCATCCGTTTCAACTCGTTTATAGCGGACACCATAAGCTCAAGATTCTGCTTGGTCTGGCTCTGGTATGTCCTGAACTCTTCACGATGATCATCATACGCTTTGTCCGCCAACCTCAAGATATCAACGATTATCAATCCTGTAAATGACAAATAAAAATCACCAATTCCGGCCCATTTCCCAGAAAGTTCATATTCCTGCCATTCCTCCGATTGGTCAATATGCTTCGTCTTCAACGCATAATCTCCCTGTGTATCCGTAAAACCTATTGTAAGATCACCTGAGGATTTACAAAGGAACCGCACTGAAAGAAACAAAGCATCATATTCTTCCGTGTAGTCAACAGTTATAGAAATGTTCTCTTCCGTCAGTTCTCCTTTCTTCTCATTAAATATCCTATGTTTCTCCGGCTTCCTGATGAGGCTGTTTTTCTGTAACACTCCCCCATTGCTAATATGCAGCAACTTCCGGTACTCATACAAATCCGTATATGCCCCCAAAGCATCATCTGAAAGATTGAAAAACTCCCATCCTGTCTTATCTGAGAAAGCGGAATTATATAGGTAATTGAATGTTGATGAGCATATATCAACTGCATCAACATAACTTTCAGCCGCCAGTGACTTGTCAAAAATAGACTGGTTGTCATTACCTCCTCCTGGTAAATAAGACGGAAGGCCAACGCCCCCTCTCCTGCTATTCCCGATTTCCTCTCTTTGCGCTTCCTGTCCGCTTCCTCCCTCAAGACGGAATACTGTCAAGACTTTACCTTTTTGTTTCATAAGTCGTTATCTTAGTCGTTTTTCAGGCATGATATCATATATCAGCCGTATTCCTGATATGTTCTCTTTAGCTGTCAGTGCTGTTTCCAACGCAATGCGGTAGTATTTGAAATACCTTCCTCTTATCGCTCCCACACGTCTGGCCTGCGTTTCCCCTATCTTATACCATTTCTTTCCATCCTGTGAAGCAAACAGTATCATTTTCTGCTTACCTGAAAAGATGCCTTGTACCGACATATCCATAAGCCGTTTTAACTGCAAAGTATCCAGTTTCAACGCTCTTGTAACAACAATCCCTTTATTTATCACCTCGGAGGAATAATCATATATATCTGTGAGCCGGACAATCCTGTCTTCAATATGCACATACGAATATGGAAATATATTGACAACAGATTTAACACGTCCAAACACGGCCGTGTTCCATCTGTTTTCAGGAAGAGAAAGCACAAAAGACGTATCCATATCCTTCAGCATAAAAATAATCCGTTGGTTCGCATAATCATAGGCTATCATGGCTGTCTTGATCAGTTCAATAGGAGGTTTGTCAATCATTTCCATATTTGTTCCAATTTCTTCCGGCACAGGTTCGAAAACTCCCTGCAACGCCTGTGATATACAATCTATGGAAGCCCCATTTGTGATCATAACACCTCTGGATGAAATGAACAACACTTCCGAATCCATCTGTGTGATTGATCTGGAATTCAGGCATACGTCTCTCTGTATCGGAGAAATGGTTGAATAAAACCCTTCAGAATTGACGCTCATCGCATAATTTCCGTCAGAACAGAACAGTAGCATGGGGAATTGTCCGAACTGTCCCTGTGATATGGCTGTAGTAACCGGACACATTGCATAAATGTCACCGTTCCCTATTGTATAAACTCCATTCAATGGGAAATAAAAAGGGTTTCCCACTTCCGAAACAAACATCTTGTTGCTCAGTTCCTCAGACTGCAAGGGTGTAACGGACGGTACGGATGCCGACGATTCATTTGTATTTTTTAACAAGCTACAAAAATACGCCCCATTTAAAGTCGGATGTTCCGCCAAAGGATACTCAAACACCATGGAACCGACCACAATCACCATTTTATACGCATCTGTATCAGGATAAAACAGATATACAGGAAGTATCTGTTCCAAAACTTCCGTATCACTTTTGACTACAACATCCCCGTTGCTCCCATGTATATACGTATATATTGAAACCGAAGAATCCCCACGACCTAGGAATTGTGATATACACATGGGATTGAATCCCTTGAAAAAAGTTCTTTTCACATTTGCAATATGCAGACGGCTGTTATATGTCGTGGAAAAGTCAGGAATGATGATATCGTGTGTCATATAATCATCTGTCAATGTCTCCCTAAGTTCCAAATTGCTCAAAATATGATCCATGTCCCCTTCCGCACCAAACAGATAGCGGATGTCGCTGGAAAGTTCGTCCAGTTCCAGAGTCTTCACATGATAAAAGAGGGAGGCGTTACATATTTCCTCCTTGAACTCATTACGTACTTCCATGCCCCATGCATATGTAGCAGCAGCCTCGTTTCCAAACTTTCTATCATAAGCCTCGCTAAAAGGCCTTGGTGGATAGGAGTACTCTGACAAATCATCCATAATATATCCGTATGTGTTGCTCTTGCCTTGGGGAAGATCTTTCAACAGACTCTGACTCATGTCTATTTCACCGTCCGTATAAAATGTATAGAATTGGGAGGATATAAAAATATCCACTCCTTTTATAATATCCCCCCACTCCTGTATCGCCTCCTTGTCATTGTTGGCACATGCGTATGAAAGCCATGAGCAGAATGAGGATATATAACCAATGCCGGTAAAAATCACCTGACTCAGCCGCTCAATTTTACTGACTACCACCGGTGCACCGGAGTCATTAGGCAACATAAGCACAGGTGCGGACTGCATGATGACAGAACCGTCATAAAGGCGGTATGCATAACGTACAAAAAAAGGGAAAATGAAATATCCGTCTTCTTGCTGTTCTGCTATATACTTGTTTATCTCAGCATGTACTTTTGTGGATATCCCCTGTACATATTCATCTTTTATCTGCCATTTATCCCCATTAATCCACATCTGTTCCTTCTTGTACAGTTCAAATTCTCCGCTTCTTCTTACAGTTGAATGCAAGGAAAACACCAAAAGTGGTTCCGGAGGTTTCTGCCCCAGATATTTGTAGTTTCCATTTTTCCATAAGAAATAATGCATCCCGTCCTCAGCAAAGGCGACAAGCGTGTTTCCTACCGACAACAATGAACTGGCAGGTATAGACTCATCCAGCAATGTAAGTGACAATTCCCCCTTATTATTCACATCAGCCCAATATAATGACAGACCGTCTTGAAAAATAAAATGTGAATATGACGTAGCGGAATGTATATATAACAGTTTAGCGGAGTTATGACTTTGTGGAAGGATATATTTCTCTCCGGCAAGAACAGAAGGCCTGATACTGCCGTCATGAATCTCCAGCCCGACAGATGCGGAAAGCTGCCCGTCAGGAGAAATATCGGAATAAGGTGTCAGGTTAAGTCCCGAGAAAGATATTTGTTTCTCCGTCATAATACTTCTTTTTTATAAAATGAATAATAAACATCACAAATATAACAACTTACATGTTCCTGTTCTGTATATTCTGAACAGTTGAGGCTATATCCCTTACCGGAGATGTCGAGATCCGCCACACAACGGTCACGACAGTACCGTCCTTGCCTTTCAGAAAAACCGGCTTCCCATGAAAGCGCAACCTGCATATCTCATTCCCACCCCCGATTCTTTGCAAAGCACGTGTCACATACGGACTATGAATCTCACAAGATGAGGGAAGAAAAAGAAGATGGGGACGGTTCTCACACAACGGATCATAAGAGAATATCATATATGCCCTCACTTCCCCCAGCACAACGATCTGTACAGAGTATTTTTCCGTTAATCCGGCTTTCCGAACACATTTTTTACTTATAGTCACATGCTTATGCCTGCCATTAACATATATATGATGCTGAAGCACGGGAATCTTAAGTTCCCGTGCTGTTCTTTTAATATCTGACGGTATGTTTGCCAGTTTCATAGCGGAAACAACGGTATCAGTTTGTACGCTACCGTCTCACCGTCATGCTCGTCCTGCACTTTCCATTCCTCAAGTCGGAAAGTGTATGAGGTTACCAGCGGATCTATTTTCAGATCATACAATATCTGGCTTGGCGGTGTCGTATCCAAATCAGCATAGCTGGAAAAGAAGCGAAGACATCCGAGGAAACGTCCTCCCACATGATTGATATGTGTCCGGTTCATCCATTCAGGCTTGCATGGCTGGAGCATGACGCTGTCCTTCCCCAGTTCTTTAAATATTATAAAAGCTCCGGTGGGCATTTTGTCACGGACAAACATCCGTCTGAAAAGAATGTCCCTGTGCAGTCTGGTATTCCGAAGACGGCATATAGATGTATAACCTGTCCTTACCGGCTCCTTTCTGTTTTCCTCCAGCCGCTTGTATTTCTTATCCAGATCCTCTATATGATCCGGATGGATCAGAATATTTTTTCTCTTGTTCTCCATGGCTAGTCCTCAATAAAATCAATCATGAAATACTCTTTCCAGGACACATCCCCGTTGTCAAAGCACACAAGCGCCCGACTCCCGTCCTTTGAAATCTTCCTTACTGTCCCCGTACAGGTGATATCCCCGTCAAAAAAGACACGCGCACCTTCCTTGCACTGTGTCCTGAATACATTAATTTTCATTGTCGTCTTTTTTATTTAAATGGTTGGATTATTAGAATACTGTTTGTTGCAATGCAACAGTTCGAAATAGCCTGTCATGGCTCCCCTTGGAAAAGCACAATGACATGGAAGACCATATATCTGACATGCGCAATGTTCGCACGGTGCTCCGGTCTGCTCATATTTCGTAACCGCATCCTTTCTTGTCATAAGCTCGTTATAATGTATCTCGCTACATTCCTTCCAGTCATCATCTTTCGGACGTACGGACATGGCCGGATCTATCTCCGCATAATAATAACGCATCTCTACTTTCTGCGGATTAGCGCGCGATACAAGTATACGTCCGAAATGACGGTAAAGCCTGTTCGGCAGCACCTTGCCTTCCGGCACGGAGCGCAACTGCGGTATGAACTGATCCTCCTTGTGGAAGAGCCGTATGAGTCTTATCACCCATAATAACATCTTTTTTCTCATGGTTCCTGTTTTTTTGTTTCCTTGCGGACATAACGATAAATAACATTCTGTGCGTTGAGGCTTATTTCATCACACATTTCTCCGAATAACGCGCTCATACGCTCATCACCGAAACTGTCTACATACCGGGTTATGTCCCGGCACTCTGCCGCAGCCTTCTTCGCCCTGACCACTACGGGAAGGGTTACGGAACGATCAAATCCTTTAAGATATTCCTCGAACTCCAGCGCCGCGCCATAAAGCATGTCAGCGAATACGAATACCTGATGCATCAACACCAGCGCCTTATCCCTCTCCTGTGGTGTAAATTTTGGTAGAAGAAATGACAACGGCACATGTTCACGAACATTCTGCAAGGCCGCAATTTTTCGTTGCAGCTCGGCCATTCTGGCGTAACGGCGTTCCTTTATCGCCATAGCAAGCTGCCTTTGTAGTTTTTCTAGTTCTTTTTCCATTTTATATCCATTTACGACGGCTGTTGCCGCCAAGGTGAACAATATTGAACATCTCCTTGACACGGTCCAACACATAATCTCCGTATAGGTTGCGAAACTGCGACAAATCCTCCATGTCGATGTTTGTCGTACCGAATGTAAGCATCTCATGCCGAAGTTCGTAACGCATCTGCAAGATGGTCTGTATGACATTGCACGACGTACCGAAATGCTTTGCATTTTCCTCCCGCCCAATCTCGTCAATTATCAGGTGTCCGGCCATGCCTTTTGTTGTCCATCTGTCAAGCGCCTCCGTACCTTGGGAGGAATAACGTAAGGCTATCTCCGTGGCCGAACGCATCTCAAAACAGATGTCGGAACGGCGACAACCGTATACAAGTCTGTTGATAAGTGCCATATAGACCTGCAATCCTTTCAAAATGGTGGTCTTCCCGCTTCCCACCGGACCATAGAGCAATATTCCTTTCTTTCCGGACAGCACATCTGACTTATGCCATACCCATTGATATATCTCGCTTAGCAATTGACAATTTGAACCGTCCACCATGAAATCAGGAGTAACTTTCCGCATGGAAAGTATCAGCCTGTGCTTCCAGAACTTCTCTATTTCCTCATCGGACAACATCATCCTTACGTCTCCCATCCGGAAGTTATACTTTCCCCTGTCCTCCCAGTTTGATGATGTGTGGGGGATCGATTTCATGACCGTAATTGTAGTCCTGTCCTCCGGTCCGGGCATTAGTTCTTTTATCTGTTTTGGTTCTTTCATCGGATTTACATTCAAGCTTTTTATTCAGCCAATTGGAGAAATGCCTATATTCGTCTCCCGGATTGACCATTGTACAATTCTCATTCTGAAGTTTCCGGAAAAATTCTTCCAGAAAGTCCGATAATGTTTCCTGATTGAAAGCCTTGTATCCCTCATGATGTTTGTTCATGATGAGGCCTTCCGCCCAGGAATCGTTCCGCTTCATCTCATCAAACAATTCCTGCAAGGGTTTCAAGGGGGAAGAACCAAAAACTTTTTCTTCTTCTTTTTGAAATAAAACATCATCATTATCATTCTCATAATCATTTATAGTTAGATTTGTTACGCTTTGATAGCCCTTGTTACTTTTGTTATCACTTGTTAGATTTGTTACTTTGTGATAACACTTGTTACTTTTGCTATCTTTTGTTACATCCTTATTATACCGACTGGCCATACCTCTCTTGCCAGCCTCACTTCTTTTTGCTATAATATCGTCGTATTTGTCTTTATTAGAGTCTATCTGTTTCTTTATAAAGGAGAATGCCATTTTAGCCAACGGTCTCAGCTCCGACAATGTCCCCGACTCGGCATATTCAATGACCGCATCGTACACTTCAAGTCTGACCTCCGGTGGATAATCCACTAACACCTCTTTCCATTCAGTATAAAAAACAAAAGACTTCCGTCTGCTTTCCTGTCCCATAATACGAGTATATTATTTAATCATTTATTAATAGTCAGCCTGAACAAGCCACGTTTTACAACCTTTCTTTGTATCAGTCCTTCCCTTATCATTACCGGAACAAGATTCCGCACATATTCGATAGAGATAAATTCCGTTCTGACAAAAAGATCCTGCAAGGTTCCCAAAAAGCCATCCGGCCCGCAATTTTCTATAGCGCGAAGAATACATACTTTTGAGAAGCCCAATTTAAGCAACAAGGCACGAGAAAGAATGACTGTATCAGGTGGTACGTAATCCTGAACTCTCTTATGTTCAACCAGCAGATCTGTTTCAACCGCCATACGCACACGATGGTAATCTCTCCATTGTCCGTTGCCACAGGTCAACTTTCCTGCCATACGGTCAATGTCAGTCACAGTGGTACACGCACCATTATAGGTTAATATTCGATCTCCGATTTTCAGTTTTTTAAATTGTAAGGCATTCATGATATTTTAATTCCTTTCTAATCAAATATTAATCATCTTCAACGAAAGTGTTAGTCGTGTTTATCACACCAGCAGAATCAACGCTCTTACCATCCCGGA